TGCGGCCGCGAACGGCGATCGTCGATCCCGGCGCAAATCGGATGCGATCGGTCGCCGCCCGGATAGATCATCAGGCCCTCGGCGCACGGGCCCTTGGGCTGATCGTCGTTGAACATGTCGCCGAGACCGCCGCCGCCATTGCCGCTCTGCTGCGGCTGCTGCTGTTCGCTCTGATCCTGATCCATCGGATAGGAGGAAAAGCCGACCGGCTGCCAGCGTTCGAATTGCGATTGCGTGGTCGAATACTCGATGTCGGCCTGCTTGATCTCCTGCATGTCGTGGCCGTCGTCGCAGCTGCGGATGGTGCAGCGCGCGACCGAGTTGACCGCCCGCAAATGCGCCGCCTTGGTGTTGGTTCGAACCGTCATTGTCCGCCCGTCATTGGTTCCGTACCCTGGCCGAGCGCGGTCGGATTGACCAGCTCGAGCACCGATTTGGTTCCGCCGTTGCTGTCCTGCGAATAGGTCACCGACTTGATCATCAGCGGCCGCTGCATGATCAGCATCGGCGAATACACCAGGACTTCGTCGCCCGGCGCCCACAGTCCGCCGCTCGGTCGCTGCCAGCCGACGACGGTGATGTAAACATAGATCAGATTGCTGTCGTTGATGTTGTTCTCGTGCGTGACCCTGTCCTGCAGCAGGCCCTGCGCGAAAAACGGGATCTCGGACAGCGAGCGCCCGAGCGAGCCGCTCATCATCGAGCCGGTGTTATCGGTAGCGCTGCCTTTCGCGCTCGGCTGCGCGACGTCGCTCATGCTCTGCTTGTCGCTGCCAGGGCCCTGGCCGGAGAAAATCGTGGTGCCGGCCTGCTGCGGCGAGATGATGATCTCGCGGCCGCTCACGACATTGAAGCCCTCGATCAGCTGCGGCCGGCCGTTGCCCGGAAAGGCGGATCCGCCCAGGACGAAGTTGCCCTGCTCGTCATCGCCCATCAGCGCTTTCGAGCTCCGCGCGAACCGCTCGACAAAGTCCCAAATGCTTTCACTCGGTTGCGGCGCCGCACGATCGAATTTCTTGCCGGTGAGAACGCCCCGTGCCGATGTGCCGATGTCGATCATTCCGAACAGCTGCTGCGCCATTTGCAGCACGTCCTTGTTCTGGAATTCGCCGGTCTTCGATCCAGCCGGCGTATAATTCGACATGTCGACGGTGCTCACCCCCTGCAGCTCGACGACGTGCTGATTGGCGTCGTAGAAAACCTGCCGCGTCTTGATGAAGCCGCTGCCGGCGAGCCAGCCGTCGAGAAAGACGCGGCACGGATCCGGCGGCCGCAATCGCAGAGCGCTCCAGCCCTCGGGGTCGTTCGGCAATTCTTGTTCGCTGGTGACGAACCGCCATGTCGTCGGCGGATTATTATTCCAGCCGCGCGTCAGCGAGACCGATGTCCACTCCCATAGCTCGATGCCGGCCGCGACGATCACCGCGCGCGTGAGGTACGGCGGCTTCGACACCCGATAGAAGTTGCGGCCGTTGATCGTGACCTGCTCGAGCCCGGCCAACGGCGGCGTATATCCTGGCGCGCTGGTGCTCCACGGCAGCGGCGCCACGGCTACTCCTCCGCGTTTTTGTCAAGCGCGTCGTCGGTGGTGTTGTTCATCGCCGGCGTCTTGCGCACGCGGATGTCCTTCAACACGCCTTCCCCGTCGGCCGCGACCTTCGTGCCGGGCGGCACGTTGTTGAAATTAACGTCGACCTGCGCCTTGCCGATGCTGCCATTGACCTGACCGGCGATCGATTTGTCGACGGCACTGCGGCTGACGCTGACCTGCGATTGCCCCAGCGGCCCGCGTTCTGCCCGCATCGCCGCGGCAGCTGCTGCCGGATTGGCGGGCGTTGTCGGCTGCACGTGCAGCGGATCCGCGCCCGGCATTGGGCGCGTGAGACCGTACGGCCGGCCCTGACGCGCGATGTAAGCGGCGGTCGCCGGATCGACGTCGGCAGCCGCGCCGTGACCATAGCCGCGCGTGCGCGGCGTGTTGCCGTGCCAGCTGCCGCCGGTGCCGGCCTTGAAGCCGCTCGCCAGATCCTGCCGATAGTTGTCGCGGTAGGCCGACAGGATTTCCATCGGCGGCATCCCCTTCGCTTCCATGTCCTTGCCGACGCGATAGAGCTGCTCTTTGAACGCCGGATCCATGCCGCCGATGACGTAGTCGCGCAGCGACATGCCCGCGCGCTTGGCGGCCGCCTCGTCTTTCCAGCCAAATGCGCCAGTGCTGTCGGTGTGGCTCGAGCGCTGATAGGCCTGCCAGAGATAATCGTCGACCTCGGAAGTGGAGGGGCTTTGCGGCACAGTACCTTGCGCTGCCGGCGGTGTTGCGGGCGCGGCGCGATCAGCAGCCGCCTGCTGCACTTGCTTGTATCCCGGCTTATTCACGTCTTTCTGTTCGATGCCGTAGCGCTCGCCTGATCGACTTCTGTACGTGTACGGATCACGCGCGCCGCGCCCATATCCGAAGCCGACATTCAATGATGCGTTGCCGGTTGCTCCCCTGGTGATATTTGACCCGCCGAGAGCGGCATTGATGCCGGCCTCGAATCCAGCGCGCTTGCTCGGATCAGATCTCGAGACCAGGCTGCCGACCGGATAATACTGGCTGGCATCGCTCAGCGCGTGCTTGAGCGACCAGCCGCGCGAGACGGCGCGATTCATGACGCTTTCGGCAAACGCCTGCGGATCGGATGCATCTTCGCTCTGAATGCGACGACGGAATAATTCCATCGTTGCCGGATCTTTCAGCTCCTCGCCAAATTTGGATCTCAATGCAGCGAGGCCGCCACCGCCGCCTGCATCGCCGCCCTGCGCTGCTCCCCACGGCTTGCCGCTGCCGCCCGGGCCCCATCCCGGGGGGACTTGCGTCGCGCCCGGCAAGTAACCTAGGCCGCCGCCGAGCCAGCCCTGCGTACCGAGACCGCCGCCAGCACCGAATCCCGGCGGCATGACATTGCCTGCCGCCGGCGATGGCCATGCGGTCTGCGGTGTCTGCGGATTGCTGTCGGCCGGCGGGCCCTGCGGATTCGAGCTGGTCGGGCCTGGCCCTTGCGGTTCGCCGCCAGGGCCGCGGCCCCACGGCCAGCCCGCGCCGCCGCCACCGCGACCGGCCCCGACGCCACCACCGGCGGCCGCCGGCTTTTCCATCATGTCGCGCATCCACGCGAGCACGTCGCGCATCTCGCGCAGGTATTCGTTGCCCTCGCGCTCGTCCTGGCTGATGTCGCGCAGCAGGTTGACCGGCCCGCCCGACGCCGACGCCAGCACATTGCCGGAGGTCTGCGGCACGAACAGCTCCGGCCCCTTCTCGCCGACCAGATACGGCATGCCGCCATAGGCGGCGCCGCCGGCTTGGCGCGGCATCGCTCCCGGGAATGTCTGACCGCCGCCGCGCCGACCGGGCAGCGTCTCCGGCGGCCGCGCAATCCGTTCCCGCTCCTGCTGCTGCTCCTGCAATCGGCGCAGGATGTCGGCCTGGCTCGCGCCCGGCAGCGGTACGCCCAGTATCGAACCGAGCCATCCTGGCATGCCGCCGCCGCCTTGCGGATTCATCCGGTTGATCCGATCGATGATCGCTTTTTCTTGTTCGGGAGTGACGGTGAATACCTCGGCAAACTTCGCCTTCAGCTTGTCGAGCGCATCGATCAGCTTATAAATGTTGTTCGCGACGTTGCCGAAGGCCGGAGCAATCGTCGCGAAGAATCCGTGCTCGACCTGCCGGGTGAGATCGCCGACCTCGCCCTTGATATCGCGCCACAGCCGGCCCCACAGCCGCAGCTGATCTTCGTAACGCTGGACCTCGGCCGGATCCGGTTTCCATGCCTTGCGGAATTCTTTCGCCGCCACGATCAGCTCGTCGAGCTCTGACAGCGTCATGTCATTGGCTTGCGCAAACTGTCGCCGCACGACCTCGCTTTCCTTGCCGACCTCGCCGAGCGCGTAGCGCAGCGCCTCACTGGCATCGACTCCGGCGCGCTCCATCTCCTTCATGTTCTGCGCGATTTGCAGCCCGATCGGGCCGAAGTTTCCCCACATCTGCATGGTCGACGAGAAGATGCCACGCGCGAGATCGTGATAGCCGGCCGCGAACCGCTGGAAAATCTGCATGGTGCGCGCGGTCTCGATGCTGGCTCGATCGCCCATGCGCTGCATGCCGACGATGCCGGCATCGCTCGACTCGCCGAGATCCTTGCGCAGTTTCGCGGCAGCCATCGCCGCCGCTTCCATCCGGTTGCCGAGCACGACAAACGCCGTCGCCGCCATCGTCGCGCCGGCGCCCATGGCCGGCACACCGCCGCCGATCAGGCGCATGGCGGTGATGAAATGGCCGGCGGATTGCGTGACGTCGGCCATCGTGCGGCCGAAGCGCTGCCAGGAATCCGGCAGCAGCCGCACCGCCTCGTGGATCTCCCGCAACACCGGGCTGATCTTCTCGAGCTCCGCCCGATGCCCGCGCGCGGCCGCGGCGCCGCGCTGGTGCGCGCGATCCTGCTCCTGCGCCGCTTCCTGCGCCGATCGCTTCAAGGCCTCGAGCGCTTCCTTGATATGCGCAAGCGGCTCCGACATCTCGTCGGTGAGCGTCAGCGTCAGCGTTGCATGTTCATCGGCCATCAGAGATCCGCGGACGCTTCAATGTTGGCGCGCTCGATCAATCGATCGGTCCAGAGCATGTGCCGATCGAGCTGACTGAATGGCATCGCCAGGAAGATTTCGGGATTGCAGCCGTAGTATTTGCCCAACCTGTAGCAATCGAGGATACGCTCGCTTACCCCCACAGATCGGGCGTGAAAAAATTTGCGAGTTTGATCGCCGCGTTGTTCCAGTCCTTCGGATGCATCGAGCGGATCGTCGACGGCGGGACGCCGGCGAGCACCGACATCATCATCGTCATGGTCTGCGCTTCGAAGTGCAGCTTCGGATTGTTTTCGTAGAGCGAGATCGTCACCGGATTGCCGATGCGCTCGATGTCGCCGGCGGTCGGCTCGCGGAATTTGATTTCCATCACCGGCTCGCCGTTGGCGATGACTTCCTTGCGCAAGTGGAGCAAGCCGTCCCAAGTGGTGGCAGTCTTGATCTCGTCGTCGCCGTTGAGCTTCGTCGTGTCCTCGTTTTCGGCCATGTGCGTTTTCTCCTATCCAACGCCCGCGGGTATGGCGTGCAGGAGCCTATACTCTTTCTCGTACTCGTGCAGCTCGCGACCGAGCAGCGTCATCCGCACCGCCTCGTTTTGATCGTCCCGGCGTTGGGCCGATTCCACGATGCATTCGAATATGAGATGCGCGCCGGCGAAGAAGCATTGCCGCAACTCGAATAGCTGCTCCTCCGACGCCATCGGATGGACATCGCAGGCGCGGTAATGCACCCAGGCGGCCTCGATCAGCCGCCCGGCGTTCTGCAGGGCCGCGACCTCGTCCTGCGGCGTCATTACGGGTTGATTTCCTCGCATGACACGCCCTCGAACCGCACCCGGAATTGTCCTTCCCGGGTGTTGAGCTCAAAAGCAGCACGCGACCACGCCTCGCGCAAGACGTAGGTCTTACCGTTGGCGAGCTCCGCCGTGACGGTGACGTCGACGAGATCGGCGACGTCTTCGACCGAGAGCTCCGGCACGGTCGACACGTCGCCCTCGATGTAGGGCACGCGCGGCAGCTCGCTGTAGCCGTGCACGTAGTCCTGGCCGGCGATTCCTGCTCGCTCGATCGCCGACGGTGAGATGGTGAAGTTGCCGCGGAGCGGGTAGAGATCGCCCTCCACCTTCAGATAGGCGATCCCGGCGATGCGCTGTGCCAATTTAACCTCCTATGGTGCAGGTTGACTTGTATCAATGCGACTCTCGTTTAGAGGATCGCCGTATCGATTCCGCGGTTATATTGGAGGCGAAATTGCGCGAGCACCGCGAACATGCGCAGCTGGTTGATCAGATCCGGCGGGTAGAGCACGTTCACCCGGTTCGGATCGTTCGGATCGCGTTCGACGATCAGGTGATCCTTGAACGCGCTCATGTTCTCCACCAGCCCGTTCCACTCGTCGATCGCGTACTCCGCGACCAGCTCGGCCTTGATGATCTTCGGCGTGACGATCGCCTGACCCGGGCCAAATTTCGTATCGTCATCCGCTAATTTGTGGCGCGGGAATTTGGTAGTGATTGCATATCGCTGGTTTCGGATCAGCTTGGCCAAGGTGGCGAGTGTCGTCACCAGCTCGAAGGCATCATCGCCGAAGCCGTACTCGTTGACCTGATAGGTCGTGCTTTCACGCGAGATCATCGGACCATCGCTCGGCACGATCGTGCGCTGCGTCGCGATGCCCGAATATGCCAGCGTGTTGAGCTCCGGCAGATTGAAGAGCTGGTGGAACGGCGCCGGCAGAATGCCCTCGAGATGCAGCGTCTGCAAAGGCCGTGCCGGATCGTTGATCAGCGCTCGCGCAGCTTTCGCGGCATAGCAAGCGCACCAGTTGAATTCCGGCGATGGCGATTGCGGCTCGATCCCCATCACCGAGAGGATCCTGCCGTTGCGCGAGAGTCCCCACGTGACGAGGTTCGAATAGGTGTCCTTCTTCGCCGAGAAGATGTGGCCGAAGTGTTGCCGCATCCAGCCCCAGCGGCCGGTATCACCGAACGAGTATTCGGTCTCCCAGGCCAGCAGCGATGTCGAATCGGTGTAGGGCAGCGCCACGAACTCGAATTCGGTCTCGCCCATGTTGGCGATGGCATTGGTGAAGTCCGGCACGCCGACGCCGCCGGCGAGCGCGGCCCCGACGGAATAGGTGAGTTTCAATCCGGGCGGCAGCTCCTCACCGCCGAGCTTGCCATAGTAGCTGTCCGACATGCTGATCATGTCGCCATTCTTGCCGTGCCACTTGCACTTCAAGGTGACGACCGCGGCCGACGCGGTCGCGGTTACCGGCATTTCCTTGCCCTGCACCAGCGGATCGTTGATCGCATCGGCGATGGCAGCCGCGACATCGGTGACGGTCGAGGTCGCTCCGATGTTCACGTGCACGGCGATGCCGGCGATGTAGAGCGCGATCGTGCCGGCCTCGGTCGGTGGTGTCGACACCGTGATCGTGCCAGTCCCTGCCACGCCCCCGGGCGGCTCCGCCACCGGCAGGCACCAGAGCTCGTTGCCAAAATTGTTTGCCAGCGCGGACTTCACCATGCACGCCAACTCGCTGCCCTGACCGAACAGCTGGTCGGCATCCATTTGCCGGCCGACGATGATCGGCACATCCGGAACGGCGATGCCGTTATTGGCCGCCGCAGTGCCGGTGCCCGACGTCATCATGATGCCGACCATCAGCATGCGCATGTGGCTGACCGGGAAACCAGCCATGCTGCCGTCGACTTCACCTTGTCTTCACAACGAGGCGCTAATTCGTTGCCGCCTTTCGGCTGCTGCATG